CTTTAAAGAGTATTAGACTTCAAATTGGAATTCCTGGTAATCTTGATTTATATGCGGGAGGTGCAGTTTATGTTGAGTTGCCTAGTGGTCAAAAGGTAGGAGATTCTACTGTAATTGACAAAAAGTATAGTGGACGCTATCTTATAGCTGGTGTTGAACATGAATCAACGGGTCAAACTTTCCAAACTAAGTTAATGCTCTGTAAGGATACTCTCTATGGTAAACCCAATGAGAAAGTAGTAGAGAAGAAAACTAAGTCAAATGCTGATATTGTTTTAGATCCTAATTTCTTGAAGAATATTAAATAACCCTGACAAAACTACTCACTACCTAAATATTATGGTATAGTTGGAGAAAACTATGACAACAATTGAAGCACATATTGAGCACGATAAAGAGCTCCTTGATGATCCTCAACTTAATCCTGCAGCACGTAGGCATATAAAAGAAGAATTGCATGATCTCCTTGAGTATGAACAACATCATCATGATGAGATAGTAGCAGGAGATCATCACGATCCTAATTGCTTAGAATTATTCTGCGATCAGCATCCAAACGAACCTGAATGTAAAATATTTGACGAATAAAATGTATGTTAGATTATGTTAATCCTGCTCCCTATATTTTTAAAGGGAAGTATGATTTTGAATTCCAAAAGAATAAGCAGAAGATAGTTGATAATCTTAAAATAGCAAAGGATATCACTACACACTACAATGTGCCACAACCTTTAATGCGAGATGGTGCGGAGACGAGTGTAGTCCTTATGGGTACGCAATACCATCCCCCTCACACTTGGGCAGAGTTCCGAGATTTTGTGGAGGGTTGGTTGCCGTCTCGTATTGGAGAGATATGGGAAACTTGGAGACTTGAACCAAGGGTAAAGAATTATATTTCAGAGTCATGGGTTAATGTACATCCCAAAGGAGGATGGACAGCAGAACATATGCATAATAGAGCTATTGTTGCTGTATCATGCTATCTAAATGTGCCACCTAAAGGTGGAAATTTATTGATAGAAAATCCAATGCAGATATACAAATGTGCTGAACCTATGCATGGTAATTATGATAGTCTTGGATTAAAGTGGCATACAGTTGACGTAGAGACTAATGATGTGCTATTATTCCCTGGTTGGTTGAAGCATAAGACAGAGACAAATCAATCTGATGAAGATAGATACATAATGTCAATCAACATAATGTACGATTTTGATCAGAGAGTGAGTAAAATGGTATGAGTGAATATTTTCAAGCATTTCTTCTGGGCACTTGGAGTAATAAATCTCAGGCACAGTCAAATCCTACTGGGTTTAGACAGGTAACTTTACATTGGACAAGGAAACCTGGAAGAGGTTTGGGACTATATCGTGCTGCATATCATTATAGAGATGAACCTGATCCTTATCTTGAGGTACAGAAGAAACTTGTTATCGTATCTGATACAGAAGTAGTTCTTGAACATCATGGTGGGACATATACTAATTGGAAAAGACTTGATAACTGTGATATGACTTTAAAGTGGGATGGATCTAAATGGTCTGGATCATTTGATAGTCAAATAAAAGATACTAATGTATATGCTGAGTTGAATCTTTACGGTAATAAACTATTCACTAAGGATAAGTCAACAGATTCAGAGGGTAATGTCCTTTGGGGTGATGATGGAACTTACAAGTTTGTTCGTGTCTGATAAATAAAACATAAGGTAAAAATAATAACATGGCAGTTGAAACCATTGATGGTATTGTTTCGGAATCAACCGTAAATTTTGTCGGAAAAGATGGATTTTATTGGTGGGTTGGTGAAGTAGAAGATCATGAAGATCCTATGAAGTTAGGTAGGGTTCGATGTCGTGTGCTTGGTTATTATACTAATGTACAAGGTGGTACTACTTCAGATCTTCCTACTAAGTATCTTCCTTGGGCAACAGTATTACAACATACTGGACAAGCAGGTAATGATAAGCAGGGTGAATCATCTGGTCAATTACAACCAGGTGCTATTGTCATGGGATTCTTTATGGATGGTGATAATGCCCAGATGCCTATTGTTATTGGTGTATTAAGAGTTCAGAAGTCTGATAAGACTAAGAAGACTAAGAAATTTGCTTTTACTGGTCAGAATATGGAACCAGGAATTGCACCTAATCCTGCTGCTCTACACCCATTGTTTCCTAATGAGTCAATGGCAGCAACTGAGGAAGAAGGATATAATAAAGATGCTAATACCAGTGTAAATTTACCATCTGAAGATGAAGAAGTTGGTGGACCTGCTAATCCTAATAACTTAACTAACAAAGGTGTTGGTAAGATAGCACCAAAATTAGGAGATAAACCAAGACCTGCTGCTAATGGTGTAGGTGGTCCTTGGAAAACATTAGAATATGAGTTATCTTATTTGGTAGAGGATCTTGCTGATAGTGCAAGTACATTAATTAAAGCAGAAGATGGTGATTTTCTTGATGTTGTTAGTGGTAAATTAGTAAAGGCAAAGGAACTTACAGTTAAAATACAGAACTTTTTAGGGTCAGTATTTGCACAGGTTGTATCTGCAATGCGTCAGGCATTAGCAAACCTTGCAGATGAATTAAAACTGGTAAGTATTCTTGGGTCGAAGACTGGTGCACCTATGGTGATATTTGGGATCATACAGTCAGCAGTGAAATTGATCTTATCTGCATTATGTAATCTTGATAGTAATCTGATGTCTTTCATTTCAGATCCTATTAGTTTTATTACTGGTAAGTTAGAAAGTTTACTTGAGGGTTTAATTGATAAAGCAGCATTTGTAATGCAAGGTGTACAGAAGACTATCGATAAGATTGTTTGTAACGTTCAAGGTATGATCGATAGCGTTCTTAGCGTTGTTACTAAGGTTAAGACTATTGTTGATACTGTAGGTAAGGCAAAGGAAATTATTGATACTTGGCAAAAAGGTACTAAAATTTTTGCTGATGGATTTGACCTTCTTAAGAATGGTAAGGCAAGTATAACAGGAATCATCAAACTTATTATTGGATTCCTTGCAAGTGACTGTGGTAGAGAACCTGATGGTGGTCAAGATACTGTTGGTTGGTATCCATTACTAGGTGTAACACATTGTACACCAGAAGAGTTAGCACATATAATGAATATACGGGGGCAGGGTAGGCAGTCGTGTGATGGAAGTGGTAAAGCTAAAGAAAGTGGTAGTCTTTTTGATAATCTATTAAAACAGGCAGATCCTTATTTAACGGCAGCAAAAACTTTCTTGGATGGTTCTTATGAATTACATATAGGTAATCCAGGTGGTGAGATTACTCAAACAAGGAAAGCTAGTGGTACTACTCATTTCTCTATTAATAGTAACACTTATAAGAGAGCAAAATATAAAGCATATCAGAAAATAAGGCAGGAAGAAGAGGCAACTGGCAATAAGATGTCAGATGAGGAGAGAAAGGCACTTGTAGATAAGACAGTTAAGGCATATAATAAAGAAAATAATACAGGTAAAGAAAATAAGGGTGATAAAGGTTCTTTAGTTGCTGACCATATAACTTGGGCAGGTAATCGTACTCAAGATGTTAAGGGTGATGATTGTATAGACATTGAGAATGATAAGGTAGAAACTATTCATGGTGACTATTTCCTTAGGGTAACTGGTGATTGTCATATAGATGTTGGAGGTGGTTTCTTCTTTAATGCTCAAGGTTCACCTAAAATTGTTGATAAGAAGGGTGATAAGAAGAGAGAGAAGATTCAAAAGCATACTATTAACTTTGGTTCTGATGTAGATATTGCTTCAGCAGGTGCTAAGTTAACTTTCCAAGGAGCAGAACTTGATATTGGATCACAGTCTACTAAGATTACTGGTAGTTCAATGGAATGTTCATCAACAGTACAGAAATATGCTGGTGGAGAAATATTGATTGCTGGTGACAACTCTATTGAATTGTTTACAACCAGTCTTTATCAGATAATTAATGTTCCTTCAATAGGTCCAGCAGCAGTTGCTGGTATTAGAACTATATGTAAAGGATCTATTGAGACTGTTATGATGCCAGCAGGTTCTGCAACTGATGCTATTCCAAGATGGGTTCTTGCTAATCCTACTGGACCTCAGGTAATTACTTGTGGTGCTACTGGTTATAGTAATACTATTTTAGGTGGTGCATTCAATGTTAATGCTGCTGGTGCTATTATTATGACTTCTGGTGCTGCAACAACGTTAGCATCTGGTGCTGCTACTACTATTACTGCTAGTGCTACCATCAAACTCCTTGCAGCAACTATATTCCTGAATTAGGGGTTGACATACTCATTGACCTATGGTATGATGAGTTTATAAAAGAGGTTCCCATGATTGACGAAGCACTCATTGAGGTTATTGTTAATTTTTCAAAGAGACAGATCACTTTGATCTCAGATGAAGGAGACAACCGAGTCATTAAATGGAAATGGGATGATGAAGGTTCTCAAGGATTTGCTGAGACAGTAGAACTGATTAAGGAAGTAATACCTTACGGTGTGGAAGTTACATATATTGTCGAGGAGGCAGTTATTCAATGACCGATATACAGGATATAACTGAAGAAGAAGCAAAAAATAATTTACCCTTTCTCATTACCATGTGTGAAAGGAATCGTACTGTATGGAGAATTAAGCGTCCAGATGGATGTACAGTACTATTATCACCTCTTATTCAACATGGTCCTCCAATAGATCAGGAAGTAATATCACAGGTAGAAGAATTTAAGAAAGAATATATGGAGAAGACTCCAAAAGACGCACAAGTTGACAAAGTAGCATAAATATCCTATACTCGTGTAGTAAACAGGCAGACCGATGCGTCTTAAACGCCATGAAACTCCTAGGAAGCAGGGACGAAATATTAAATCTCGTCTTGCGTCTGCTCGTTTGCGTCAAATTAAAAAGCGTAATAAGAGATTTATAAAAAAATTACGCAATATTGCATAAAACGAAAGATATTATAAAATAACAGGCATTTGTCAGGATTTGCATATAATATAGTATGTAGAATTCAATCAATACAAAGATGTCTGGTGACAATTATCACGGTAAACAACCGACAAAGTTTTACTCGGAAGAGATAACGGAGACTAAGAAAGTTCTCCTTAATAATACGAACTATGTTCTTGAGATAGAGAATATGTTCATTCAAGCACGGTATCGCACAGGAAGTGCTTTACAGGAGTAATATATACTTGTAGTTGTAAAAAATAATACAATGGCAACGATTACTCTTCAATCCCCTGACGGATCTACGGAAACATTTGAATGTGATTCTGAAACTAATATTCTTGATGCTTTAGAAGAAGCAGGTATAGATCACCCTTCATCATGTAGAGCAGGTGCATGTTCATCATGTGCTATGAAAATTGTAGAAGGAACTGTAGATCAAGAAGAGCAATCCTTTTTGGATGACGATCAATTAGAAGCAGGTTATGTGTTAACATGCGTAGCACAACCTACTTCAGATGTTACATTATTAACTGAACAAGAGGAGAATTTGTACTGATGAGAAAACAATTAATTAATGCATTATTAGCACATGCTCAAGGTGATATAGCTAAGCATAGAGCTAATGTAGAGGTTTATTTAAATAATCCTGTAGGTATTGGTGAACACTCTAATGTGGTGGAAGCAATTGAAGAAGAGATCAACATGATCGCTAAGTATCAGGATCAAATTGATGTTATAAATACTTACTTCAGAAGTAAAGAAAAGGTACAAAACCTTAATGAAGGACAAGAAGGCAGCGAAGTTGATTATTAAAAGAGCAAAGGAGCATCCAGGATGGTACTCGACAGATGACGTTAAATATGCTAAGATGATTAAGCGACGTATCAAGCAGGAGAAGAAACTCCATGACGAAGAAACGAATAATCAAGAAGGATAAGAAAGGACGGGAAGAAACTTGGGAATGGGAAGAAACTGATGAGGTGCGAAAAGCACTAGATAGATTACATCAGAGTATGCGTGAGGCGAAAAGTGACCAGTGAAGAAGATAGATTCATTCTCATGGATGAGGATGAATTAGTATCCGAATGTTTGCAAATTGCAGCATGTCTTGGGGGTACTTGTGAAAGAACCAATACTCTTAATAGTATGGGTAGATCTTCCAAAAAGATTATCATAGAGTATGATGTAACTCAAAAGGAAAAGACATGAAAAAAATCAAACAAATAGCATATAATGTTAAAGAGTGGGATAAGAAATGGGCAAGGAAAATTCAGGACAAGTTTAACTTGACTGATTATCAAATGCTTGTATTATCCTTTGGTAAAGGTTTCATTATAGGAGCAATTTTATTATAGTGGATATTGTTGATGCACTTGCGAAAGTAATTCGTGCCTCATGGTATGAGTTACCAAATTTAGAATGGTTGTGGAATGAGTATCCAGAGATTTATAGAGAAAATCTATCAATCTCTAATGAAACACATCAATGTACAGGTCTTCGTAAAATCCATTTGGAAGTAGCAAAGGCAGGGCATATGGATGTATTACATTGTGTATACTTTCCAGATCCTCAATATAAACTTCCTATCTTTGGATGTGATATTATTGCTACACCATCTGTAGTTACAGCAGCAATAGTTGATGTATCTCCTATTGCTGGATCAGAGTACATTTATGAAAAAATAGAACCTGTTAGTCATTGTTTTAACTTCAAGGAACCTCGTAAGTTACCTGAATGGGGTGATATATTCTCACCTTATATGAAGTTTCAACGTATAAGAGAGAAAGAGGAACAACAATTGTTTCTTGATGTATTAACAGAATACCTTCTTATATACTGTGATGCTGTTAGAAGTGCCGAAAAAGGTTCACCGTTAACAACTGAACAACGTAAGCAAGATCAGATACATTATTCTATACAGCAAAGAAAGAACCCTAAGACATTAGCAGTTCTTTCTAAATGGTTTGACCCAGAATGGGCAGATTCTTATATCAATAACATATTATTCTGTACACCATGAAAGCAACTAAGTGGTCAGCACAAATTCTCTTACCATCAAATAGATTACAGAAGGTAGAATTTTTATCATCATCTAATTTGAGAGAGGATGCTGAAGCAAGGTGTAAAGCACTCTTTGGTGTATCTGATGTCCGACAACTAACAAGATTATGGAATTAACTGATTTAAACGTAAATAACGTTCTTGATGAGATACGTCCTTACATTGAAGCAGATGGAGGATATCTTGAATATATTGCAATAGATTACACTAAAGAAGGTCCCATTGTTATGGTGAGACTGTTAGGTGCATGTGCTGGATGCTCTATGAGTGCTCAGACTATGACTATGGGTATAGAAAGATTAGTTAAAGAGAGATTCCCTGAGGTAGCACAGGTGATATCAGTATAAATAGATCTGTAGCAAAACGTATGATTATTCGTGGCAACTAAGAAGATTTCACAACTGGAGACTATTTCAGACGCTAACCTGTCGGGAGAAGCGATTCTTCCTGTTGTGGTGTCCGACCCGTTGATTCCTAACAGAAAAGCAAAGGTAAATCAGTTATTCCGAGGAATATCTCAAGGTACAAAAGCATCTCCAGGATTAGCTTTTGACTTGGACAGAGATACTGGTTTATATCAAACAGCATATGATCAGTTAGGTATTGCATTTGGTGATGGTGGTTTCTATTGTTCTCGTATTGATAACGGTAACAGTAGTACATCATTATACATCACTGCACAAGATGATGTTGCAACTAATACTGATATCGTTCTTGCACCTAAAGGTACTGGTGCTGTCAAAGTAACAGGACAATTCCTAATGGAGGATGGTTCTTTCGTTTTAGAGGATGCTCAAGGACCAAAAGCAAGATTTGAGGTAAGTAATGTTGGTACTGGTACTAATACCAGAATTATGACATTACCTGCTATTACCTCTGGTAACGGTACTACACTTGTTG